TAATCTGATACTTATTTCCGTTAAATTCAATATCTTTCGTCCTGTCCATACGTCCTCCTAAACAATGGTATTTTGTATATCGCCAGCCATTAACGTCCAAGTGATTTTTCCGCCTTGCGCTGCGTAGGTTTTATCCGGTATGTTTTGAATGCTTATATATTTGCAAACATGGCTTTTATCATTGAGCGTGTCCCTTAACAACATATATCCGGTTGCCCATTCAGAAGCATCACCGCTTTTAGCAGCAGCCTTGCATACGTTATACCATCCCAATAAAAAGGCGTGTAATTCAGAAGTTTGCTGGCATTCAAGCGTTAGCGTCCCGTTATCACCGGCAACAAACGAAACTTGTACCGCTCCATCAGCAGCAACATCATGGGTTGATTTTTCAGTTGCCATATGAATAATTATCTGCCCTGCTCCTTGGTCGCCGGAAAAGGTAAATATTCCAGCCAATGAGTGAGTAATTGCACCAGTTAAATTTCGAAAACTGTAAGTAGTCGCCATTTATTTTCCTCCTTTAATCGTCATATATATCGGCGGCTAATAAATTCCACGTTACAACGCCGCCACGAGTAGAATAGGTTAAATCAGCCGTTTTCTGTGGGCTTATACCAGTAATTTTATGTTTCTCTTTACCATTTCCACCTGTGCTTGTTTTTTGAATAAGCATTACAGCATTGGCCCAATTAGTAAAATCCGGTGTACTAGCCTTTGCCTGTGCTTTTATTGAATTAATCCAAGACATTAAAAAAGTGTGCATAGTAGAAGTTTGCTGACATTCAATAGCCACACTTCCATTCCAAACTAAAACAGGCAAAACAAAAAGACCACCATCAACTGAAATGTCATGGGTGGTATTATCCGTGGCGTGATTAATTGTAATGGTATTTATGCCAACCGATTCAGTACCGCCAAAAGTAAAAGAGTGTTGCGCGTCTGTATTTGATGAACTATCAGTTCCTCTATACGCAAACACTCCTTGCATATCCTTAAAGCTATAAATTGTAGCTGCCATTATGATTGAATGTATACGCCAACGGAAACGCTATGAACAGCACCGGCTTCAATCAAGCAAACATAAATTGGAGGTGCTTCACGGTTTGCTCGTTGTGATGTAGTCAGAGTTGATACTTTAGGTGCTTGGACAACAAACCCATTGCTTAATGAATCGCCACTGGAAACATTTAAAACAGTGGTTCCAGACCAAGTGCCGGATGATGCTATATATCCAATTGTTTGAAGTGCCGTACATTGTTGAGAAACAACGTTCATCAGGCTGGTAACACCGGCATCCGTAAGCGGTATTTTGTTATTGGAAGTCAATAAATTCATTACTTCAATCTGGATATAGTTTGTAAGCATATCCATGTATAGAACTTGATCGAAGTAATAATTGTATGCCATTACACCTTGTTCAAAAATATCGAATGACGAAGCATAATTTACATAGACATTACCACGATTACCTTCAATAATTCCTACCTGAGTAGTAGTAAGTGATTCAACGGTAACTCCTGTTAAAGTCTTGAATTTAAGAGTATAAGCGGAATTTGCAAGCCCGGTATTCAATCCCATTGCTTCGCCCATTACAGCGGCCCCGGCATACGTGGTAGTAGAATAAATACCAAGTGCTCGAGTGTATTTGCTACTATTTAGAGACTCAAATACATTACCACTTGCTCCGCTTAATGCGTCAGCATCTGATGTATCATAAATATATACGCTAGCCGGAGTAAGACTTTCAACATACGCCGCAATAGCAATATGATCCGCTTTAGCCGCACCGCAACAATATACAGCATACCAGCTAAGACTAGCAGCACGACAAGCGGTTACAGCTTCAAGCAATGATTCGCTTGTACCTTGTCTGCCAATCCACACCGTATCAGGTGCGCTATCAGCGTCAAAATATAATGTAGCTGCCAGATATTCAACAGATGAAGTAGTAAATCCGGCTGTAAGCATATCAGCAAGGCTAGTATAGGATTGTACTCTGTCCGTAGTCGATATTACGGTACTGTTGCCAATAATAAGACCTTCATTAAACGTCGCGGTTGTAGCCGCTACTTTGGCAGTAGATATCGTAACGTCAATAATCCTGTCAAGTTTTAAAGACATTTAAATAATCACCTCTTTCATGATTCTTCGATTGTTACCGATTCTGATAAAATTCCGTCGGATGAGGTAACAGTAACTTTTGCAATGGTTGAAACGGTCCTGTTTTTAATAACTTGTTCATAGAAATAAGCTTTCAAATCGGTTCTTTCCCACCATTGATTTTGGAATAACTCTGGCGAGCGGATTGAATCGTCAATATCAGGCATAAAATAAACATTTTGTGCTTCTAACATTTCAGAAACATCGTCGTTAAATAACCTGTCGCGCACCGTTTGAGAATTGTCGTAGGAATTTGGACCATAAAAAATCCAAGTCACTTGAAACACTCTCGTGTAACTAGTGGCTTGGTTTATACTTGTATCATCTATTTTTGTGCTTATTACATCACGAATTTTGTTATAATCGTTATTTTCTGGAGTAACACGTATATAACAAACATCATCCGTTATTTTTTGTGCCGGTGCGCCGTATGTTTGCCAAGATTTCCTAACCGGCATAGAAGTAGGTGGGGAAGTAGATGAATTATATTCTGTATAATCATATCCCAACGCCGTCATTGTAATTTCCCATATAAGAGTGTTTAATTGTGCTAGGGTTAGATAAGTATCACTCATAACTAATCCCCTGGCATATAGGCGCATATGGTTTTAATATAACCATAATCGTCATATGAATTGGTTTGATATACTCGATAACGATCTCCTTGCCAAGTACACTGGTCGGAGGTTAGTTTTTCTGGATCACTATCGCCTGTCAAAGGATAATTTTGAGTTACATATAACGGCGTATCATAAGGAACATAGAAAACCATCATACCAGTTACTTTATCTCCTTCTGGTATTTGTTCCAAATCTTTTGTAGTAGCTGGCATTATTATTCCGTAAAAAGTTAATGTTGTTTCGGTTACAACAAAATCACCGGATATCCAATTACCTAATTGCCTATATACGGTAAACTCTTGCAAAAAATCTGGATCACTCATCATTTCTGATATATCGATCATTTTTTATCACCTCTGACAACATAGGTAATTGATTTTCTTAATTGTCCGGTATCTATTAATGGGTTTGAACTTTCTTTTTTAGCAATTGTTGAAGGTGCATTAGGTGTCCATTGATTATTTATATCAGTAAACCATCCTCTAGCCACATTTTGACCAAGCATACCAGCGCGTCCTAATTGTTTTTTTGCATCATCTATTTTATTATCAAGGGCCAATGTAGCCGCTTTTTGTAACTCGTTGGTTATTTTATCTTTATTGGCTTTTATGGCAGGTTCTATAACAGGTCTGGCAGGTATGTTTTGTATGGGAGAACCGTTAGTATGAATATACATAAGCTGAGCGTTATTTATTTTTGTATCTTTTTCTCTCGATGCTTTATCTTCCGGCACTCCCACCAGAACATCCATTTTTAGCAGGTTAGCTAAGTCTGCTTTTATTTTATCTGCACCTTTACCGTCCATTTTTACATTCACATTACCATTTACCATACATACATACCGGCTTTAGCCGTTGGCAACGCTCTAGCAAGTGTTGCAAGCTGCATACCATAAGTAGTAGATTTCCACATAGCCCATCCCGGCAAGTCTCCAGAAATAGAAGAAGTGTCGTAACTTACCGACACATCACCAACGCCTTTAGATTGTTTCGGAAATTTTGCTTCTGCTGTTCCTACTACCTGCGCCGCCGTTTTATTGGGTCCAGCCTGAGTTTGCAAATACAATGTGCAAAAGTGTGCTACATATAAAGCCATAGCATAAGACCATTTACTTTTCCAACGCAATTCAATAAGGCTTGCTGTTGCCATTGATATATATAAATCCAGTACATCATCAGGAATAACGGTTGTCGTTGTTGTACCTGATGTAGTTGTTATTCCAAACTGTGGAAATATAGCTAAAAAATCTGTACTTGCATAGCTTGGATTAGTGCCGGAAATAACATTTGCAGCATCAGCCTTAATGTTCTCAACCATTGCTTGTATATCGTTGCCATATGGTCCAGTAGAACCGCTTAAACTGTATGCCATAGATTCACCTACCTACACTGCTTTTCTAGGTCTTCCAGGGCTTTTTACAGTGTTTCCTTTTAACATTTCGTTTTCTTTTTCAATTTGTGCTATTTGTTTTTTAAGCCGTACTATTTCTTGATCTTTTAAGACCGCTTCATCTTTATTTGAATCAGTAAAAGGTTTCAGTGATCCTTCTTTTACAGCCAATTTAAATAAATCAGTGTCTTCTACCCAATCAGGCAATTCGCAAAAGCCAATATTTGTTTTGTGCCTGATGAGTCGACCGTGGGTATCTTTTTCCCCACGGTCAAATGCAAATACTTTATCAGCTAAAACTTTAATCATGTTAATCCCCCTTAAATTCCGTCCAAATATTCCACGCATTGAGTATAAAGGAACTTAGCTTGCGAGAATTGGCTGGCATAGATAGTTTCATACGATGCGCTGGAAACATTAGGTGCGGTCATTACTCGGCTGAGTGGTACAGTCATATCCATATTAACACGATTTTCAGCCTTAACATAAGCTACCATACGCTGCGTAGTACCAGTACCAGCACCAATGCACCACCGGGAAGGATTAATAGTTAGTGGTCTACCTTGATTGGTAGCAATATTGTTAGTAAGCAAGTAATTCAAAATACTTTGCGTACCGGCTATTGTTACCGGAGTATTGGCGATATAAGCATAGTTAGTAGGGTCAATCAAAATATGGCTTGCCATACCGGTTAGGTCATATTCTGATGCTGCCCAAGTAGCTGTTAATAGTCCGTTTAAATCTGCCATAATTTCAAGAGGTGTTTTATTAGCCCATAGTCTGGAAGTTCCAGCAGCATTATAAGCAGCAAGCGAAGAAGTTACAGAAGCATTATTGACAAGCCCAGTAGTACCAGCCTTGGTAATGCCAATATATACGTTCTGGTCAATCATCTTACTGTGATTCAAGCGTAGACCATCATCAAGAATCTGCGTAAGGGACCGTCCAATCTGCTGTAATTTCAAATCATCAAATAATGGCACGCGAAGTATTTCCGAAAAGGTAAATACCTTAAATACGTCTTTCGTGATGTTTGCCTGAGAAACCGGAATATTAGTGGTTTCAGAACCAATAATAGAATCTTCCTGATTGCCAGTGGTCGCATAATCAACAAACACATTAGACGTAATGCTTACCCATCCACCACCTGGTTTCATATCAATATCCCGTGGTGCAGTGATAGAAGTCAACGGCTCCAATAGTCTAGGGTCTTGTTTTTCAAGTTCACCAACTAAAAAAGCTAGACCAGATGCAGCCCCAGCATCCATTCCAGGACCATAAGCACCAGGCATATTATCAAGAACAAGGCCTCTCCGTCCAGAGGCCATTACATCGTCCATAGCTTGTTTTCGAAAATTATTCATTGTTTAAATTCCTCCCCTTACGGATTAACCGCTCTTAAAATACTTACTTCACAAATACCGGATGCGCTGTCTTGTTTACCAGTGGTAAACTTAAGGTCCGTAATAGCAATTGCAGTACCGGAACCGGTAGGAGTTGCAGTTGCGGTAAAGTCACCGACCGCTGCCGTAGTTCCTGCTACTGTGCAAATATAAACTTGACCGCCAGCCGTTGGTGTACCTTCTACGCAAATAACTGTACAAGTACCAGTAATAAGAATGTCTGCTGGCATATCAGGCTCATAATATCCAGCCGTGGTATTAGCACCATAGGCCAATGTCATAGATTGTTTTACTTCGGATACGGCAATTCCTGCAAAACTAGCAGCAGTTGGACTAGAAGCATCTTTCCAAGCTGAAACCGTATTATCTGTATTCAAAATAACAGGAGTACCAAAAGCGACATTACTCATAGTTTCTACGCTACTAGAATTAAGCGAAGACTTAACAAATCTAGCGCGTATTTGATTATAAGGGTTACGAGATACCTTACCAGCATAACCCAAGTTTAAATATTTACCGATTACAGTTCCTGGCATTATTTATTACCTCCGTTCATTTGATTGCCATATTCTTTCCATTTAGCGGCTGCGATCTGTGCGTTATTAGACATGTTAGCTTTATTATTAGCATCATCTAACGCTTTCTTTTTGTTATCTGTAGCAACTTTTAAAATATCGACATAGGATTTATTAGACGGCATTTCTCCGCGGGCATCCCGCACGGATTTGGTAAACTTTTGTGCTACTTCATTGCGAAGCTTTTCATCTTTTATTCCCATGATGACAGGACGCATGTCTTTTACGAATTTTAGCAATACAGAGTCGGCAGCACTCTTTTTTGATTCTTCTTTTTCTTCTTCCTCCGCTTCGTCGTCAGCTTCTTTTTTCATTTCTTCTTTATCATCGTCATCATCTTTAGTATCATTGGTCATTTCTTTTTCCAACTCGCTTAGTTCATCTTTTGCACCTTTTTTATCACCGGACTTACCTTCTAAAGCTTCAATTCTGGATAGTATTTCCTTGAAGAATTTTTCTTCTGACTTTTCGCTATGTGGCTTTTCCTCTGCTTCATCCTTTACAGGTTCAGCTTCTTTGTCCGGTTTTTCCTCTGACAATGCGTCCATTGCTTTTGCAATGTCTTCTGGATCGGCATCTTGGGCAAAATGTTTAAAGCCAATTGCCGCTAAAATCTTTTGTGAAATTTTCATATGTTTTTTCTTATCCTCCTTATTGGGTTTAGAATCTTTAATTGCCACTTTAGGACCGGCTCGTCCATTTCTTACTACGGCAACATGATTACCTATAATGTCGCGCTGTTCATACTCACCGTCACCAATTTTATGCCAAGAGCATTCATAACCACAAGAAACTTCACGCTTTAAATTGTTTTGTATTTCAGATATAAGGCCAGCTTCTTTGATAAATAAATCTGCAACAATAAAATCACCATCACGCCGGACATTTTGTACATGTCCACGCTCAATCATTGGAGTTGTATTTACATCCAATAAATTTGATGGGTGAGTATTTGTTACTGGTTTACCCTCAAAACTTGCTAAAGTTTCTGGTCTGAATACTTCTTCCGGCGTTCTTTTTACTCTTATTGGTGTTCCTGGCAATTCTGCAAACACTTCCGGTAAATCGCTGCCGTGATAATCCATCCAACCAATACGGGCTATTTTTACATTTTTGCAAATTAAAAATCCCTCGGGAGTTTCTAAAATATTCTCCGAAAGTTTATCGCCGTAATATGCTTTTGCCGTGTTCGTCACCTCCTTTGTGACGGGGTGGTTAGCCCCGAGATAGACGGATCACCTCCTTAATTAGATGGAGTAAACACAAATGTTGCAGTACAAGTTCCGGTAAGCGTAGGTACAAATTTTATGTACTTGGCTTTAATATCCTTAATCTGATAACTTGCCGAAGTAGAAGCTGTAGTAGTAATCGCGGGAGCCGCAAACGTTCCAGCATCTACTTCACGATTAAGCGCGTGAAATGTTCCTGTTCCGGTTTCGCTAGAATAAATTGCTACTGCAAAAGTCCCTGTTCCGCTAGAAACAGTGAAATCCAAACTGCCACCAGTATAAGTATTCATATTAATAATAGTGGCGTTAGCTTCTGTTACACTGGCTGAAATAGCCCCGCTAAATAAAGTTTGAGTTGTTCCTTTCGTGTAATTCGTGGCATAAACATTCATATCAAGTGCCATTAATAAAAATCCTCCTTTTTTTATGCTGCTGTTAAATTGAAATAATACCGGGTTGTCCCGATAGTTATATATACTTTAGTCCCAACCAGTTCAAATGTTCCATCTAATAAACCGGCTGCGACTGCTGTACTTGGTAATAATGCAGATGCGTTTCTAAGTCGTATTGGCGACATTGCTAAAGGTAAAGGTCCATATCCAGAGTTAAGGGTTGAAGAACCGCCAATTCCAGTAGAACCAAAAGTAGTAGCTGAGAAAGTAAATACGCCTGTTCCTGTAACGGCAGGACTGGAAGTTGTTGTATCAATACATTCTAAAAATATAGTAGTTCCGGTTGAAGTTGTGCTTAATACCGGAACAGTAGCACAAGTATGACTTACAATTGCAGATGTCAAAGAAGCAGTATTCGCAACAACCATTTGACCATATACCGCATCTTGTGTATGGGTAAAATTAATTGCACCGCCAATATTTAAACATACATTGTCATAGCTGTTAGCAAGCTTAAATGTTGCTCTATTAGCTATTACACTTCCTGCGGCTCCGGTTGTAGAATAGAAGGCTCTTGCTGTACTTCCTGATACTGTAACAGTGACATTACCATCAATTATTTGTAACTTGCTAGAAGAATTTGTGTTAGTCCAATTAATTGCGTCACCTGCACCAGAAGTAGAATTACTATTAATATAAGAATTATAAAACTGCAAATTCAATGCGGTTGATCCGCTTATTGCAAGAGTTGTTCCCGAAGCGGCAGAAGAAGCATTTTGTAATACAATGTTTTCGCATATTACAGTGCCGCTAAAACTAGCGGTATGATTACCAGTGATATAAACTCCATAAGCAACAGGGCTTGTTATATTTACTCCAGCTTTAAACGTAATGCTTTCTGCATAGGTTCCAGGCCAAATAAAAATAGTAGTACCCGAAGACGCTACCGTAATTGCTTGACTTATTGTTAAATAGGGAAGATTTGCGCTACCGTCACCGGTGGAGTCATTGCCATTCTTACCTACATACAAATAATTTGTAGGCTTTACGTCGCCAGCACCACCGGCAATATAAGCCATTAATTCAGCAATATTCACAACTTCACCGCTTTCAGTTAACATTCTTCCTGTCATTGGGGTTAAAGTATTAATAGAGGGATTTGCCATTTATCTGCTCCTTTCTAGCGAATTAAGATGGTTCTGCCAATAAACCTCATGTATTGATTCGCTGTCAGATTCACGGCTCTTGTGTAAAGCAGCCGCAATTGCTTGTTCTCGCGGGTGTCCGGATTTTATCATTTCACTAATATTATGAGATATAACCTCCTGAGACTTACCGCTTTGCAAAGGCATGTATTTTCTCCTTTCTTGCATAATAAAAAGACGCTTTCGCGCCTTATCTACTTTTTACGTCCCTCTATTTTTATACGTCCTATTATTTTATCTCAATCTACAATTACATATCGGGCATACCATTCTAAATGGTTTCGATACTATTTTTGCAAATATATAAATCAATAACCATACGCCGCCTGTGATACCGCACATTACTATAAAAAGCAAGAATTTAACCAATTTCATAGTAAACCCTGTTGTATCTTTTTCTTCAATTGGCCTTACTTCTCGATCACAATACTTGCAATATGTCATAATATTTCACCCGTTCCTCCTCTTGGTGGATTGATAAATCCATATTTTAAACGGGCTTCAAATTCACTATAGTCAACTATTTTTATAGTTTCATAACATTTTTTATTATATTTTTTTATTTTTACATCAATTTTATCAATTATTTTTTGTATCTTAGAAGCTTTAATTCTGTTTTTTGTTTCATATCTCCAGCATAGTAATTCATATTTTATTTCAATTAAATTTTTGACAGGATCCATTAACTCACCAGCTTTTTAAAATTGCTTTTAGTTACAGTGTATATTTGACCATTTGTATATATTTTATGTGGAAAATTCAAATAGTCAATGTCTATAACAGGTGCAGCATAACAACGGCAATTGAATGTGTCTCCTGGTCCATACCTTCCATAGATTTTCTCACCAACCAAAGCCTCTGGACTAGGCAAATCGTAATAACTCATTAATACATGGTCCATGTTTTTATGCGACTTTCTAACTCTTGCATCTTTTGATGTAATCCATTCGAACCATTGTATACCTAAGTCATGCGCTTGAGCGCGTACAAGTGCGCTAGAAGCTTTTGAAGTTTCAGTCCTTGCAATTAGATTAACACGGCTTTTTTCTACGTTAGGTAGTCTATTTTGAAGTTCTACGGCTATTTCTTCTGCACGTATACCTTTTTGCTGTTGTTCTAACACATATTTAGTAATTTCACGCGATATATTAAGCGGGGTAGAAGTAATAAGAAATGCGTTATAGTCAATCAACGCATATACTTTATTGCCAACAGGACCATTCATAGCTTGTTGTAACGATTGATATATTTCCCTGCCTCTTGTACCTTGTGTAGCCGCCTGTCGCCATGTCTTAGAGTTATGACTATATACAGCGGTAATCATGTTGTTAGCTATTGTTTCAGCAACACGTAAAAATGTTTTTGATTCAACAAATTTATTTATGCGGTCAATATATTCAAGTGGGTTTAAATAATCAAAGTCGGCAAATATCTTATCCATTAATGCGCGAATAGCCCAATCGTATTGTTTTTCTATACGCCGGGGTAATTGCCAATTGTCTTTATTCATATCGGCCACCATAAATTGAATTTATTGATGAAATATCATTAATAATTTTTATATGATTACTATTTATTTTTTCTAAATTTTTGTATCTTTTATAACTATTAGTAATAATTTCATCATAATAATTATGATTATCTTCAATTAATTTATTATAAAATTTTATTGTTTTATTAACTTCATTAGTAGCAAAAGATAAAACAATAATTTCAACAAAAACGGCTAATGCTACAATTAATATAGCTATTTGAATATAGCTTAATGTTATTGTAATCACTTATCGCCACCGCCTAAACCTAATTCTTTCATATCCGGCATAACTTCTCCATTATGGAATTCATTGTCGGCTTTTTCTATATCTTCATCAGTAATAGATGTAAACATATTAGAATTATAACTAAGTTCATGTAGTTCTCGTAGATACATTTGATGACTAATACCTCCAGCATCATATGCCTTGGTCAGGCTATCAACCTTTCTAGATACAATGTCGCTCATCTTATCATCGGTAGGCGTTTCAACCGGATTAAACTTTATGTCTAAATCATCCGGTATGTATCCCAATTCGCTCATAAATACAATAGGCAACAACTTATTAAGTTTAGGCTTTAGCACGGCCTCCTGTTGCTGGCTTATCATATCGTAGTAATTCTGTAAGTCAGATTCACCAGTTGCATTCATACCGGCCGGTGATCGTCCAAACAGCTTAGTAACAGGGATTTCACATGCTCCTGCTATGTCTAGCATAAAGGATTCATATATATCATTTAATCCACCAAAGCTATATTGTAAAGCGGATATTTCTTCTTCCTTGCCAACAAGCATCATACCATTGTTATTACGCATTTGATTTTGTGCTGATTTAATATTATACATTTGCGCTACTGCTTCGGGATCACCCATGCTTAGCATTTGGTCCATTCCATCTATTTTATTCACAAGCAAATTAGCTTGGAATACTAGGCTTGCTATGTTCCATGATGTGTTATCTCTCTTAGCTAATTCATCAAATACATGCTCTAACTCAGCAGCACCCCAATGTATTTCAGCTAAATCTTCCCAGTATGGAAGTATACGTCCAGCAAATCGTAGTATGCGTGAATGGTGTATTTTCATTAATGATTGATTTTCAGCTAAATTTCGTATTTCGTAATACTTAGGAAGTCCGAACTCTTGATCGTTTATATCGTCTTCTAGTTCTAATAAAGGGAAAATGCCTGACCATCGGTCAAGCACCATTAAACCCTTGAACGTATTTGGCATTATATCGTCAATATTAATCGGGTCTTCTAAATTATCTTCTTGTCCTTCTATCATTATTACGCCGGCTGCACCGCCATATAGTCTGCCCCAATATAATCCTTCACGAAACTTTTCTTTTATTAAAGTTCTCTGTTCCAACTTTTTAATACGGTCTACTTCTTCCGGCGTTAGTTCGGCAGTAATATCATACCAATTCTTTACCATATCGTCTGGGATAGTATTAATGATCTTCTTAGCTATCCATGAATTACGATATAGACTATTCATTAGGTTGTAGTCACGTGTAAGGCGGGTGAGAGGGTAATTTGTCGCTGACAATAGGTTAGGGCTGTTTATACCTATTCTTGCCAGTGTATTTTCGAATGTATCTTTAGCCGCTTTACGCTTTATTCTATTTCTTGCCACTATCTCACCCTCTTATAAATCAATAATATTTAAGCAACAACTCTATTGCCTTTAGCTTTTGATCATCTGTTGCGTCTAATTTATTTAATATTTTGTGTAATATATCTTTATATTCTTCTGGTTTTTCTTGTTTATACTGATTATTAATTTTCATCAAAATATTATTCCAGTTTTTATTATTAAGTTCTGATAAAGCCATATTATCTCACCCCCGGTATATACTTAACAATTGTCTTGCAGAAATAACGTAAAGCATCCTGACAGTGGTCAAACGCCTTAACTGGCTGTTCTACACCACGTTCAGATGCTTTTTCGTCCCATACATAGGAATACATTTCAGTTATTAAGTTCTTGCATCGTTTGTTTATCATCAAGTAAGGCTTACCTGTCTTAGGATTAATCATCCTCATTAGTGATGATACAAGCCTTATACCATCTTCAACATTATTATCAGCGTCCCTAACCTTTATACCGCGCTTACGCAATGCCACTTTAAAGCTGGCTGCACTTGGGTCAATAATATTAGTTGTATATCGCTTATTGTCAATGTATTTCAACATGTCCTCGGCGTACTCGCTGTCTTCCTTCTGCCGGTTATGCTTTCGCGAATCATAATACAATTCGTTTTCAACATAAAAAGAGCCGTCTTGCTCGATTATTTCTAAACAAGCAAACGGATTTGTAGTTCCGTAGTCAGTAGTGTAGTATCTGTGATACCACATTTCCATATTGGCCCCTTGACCATCTTCATACTCATTGGCAGGGCTATACATATCGTATATAAGTCCTTCTGCATTGGTACGCTTTCCCAATATATCGCGAATATACCAAACAGAGTTTTTCTGGTAAGTGCGGACTATTTCACGTATCTTATCATCACTAAACGAAAAGTTATCATGCAAGGTAAAATGTTCATAGTTGAAACCGTATTTATCATATTTATAGTTGTTCTCTTGGTGTCTATCCAGTATTTCAGTATAAAACCAGTGATTAGGTGCTTTAGGGTTAAGGTCAAAGAATATTTTACGGTCCTGGCTTGACAATGTGCGGTCAAATATTTCCTTTACAAAGGTCTGAGCGCATTCATTAACTTCTGTGACATATACGCTACCATAGGTGTTACCTTTGACATATCGCTCGTCACCTTCTTTACCGCCACCGGATATAAGTATTACCTTTTCTCCGGTTTGTGTCTGCACATATAAAGCATCACGTTCCTGATACTTACCTGATCGGCAACGGCCTTTGAAATACTCTAATACTCCATAACCGTTACTATCGATAATATTAAGCCTAGCAGAAGCTACCGACACGCCAGCGGCTAAATGAAGCTTGTCCTTGTGACCTTCGATAATGTCGCACCACGCCAAAATGTTCAGGACATTTTTTCCCGCTCTTTTGCTCAACCACCCTCGGCAACATTTAGCCAGTTTTTATAGCAACGTTTAAAATAATTTACTTGTTTTTCACAGAATGGAGAATATTTTGCTTGTTCCAAGGGTGTAATCACCTCCTTAGTTTGCAACTATTTGATTGCCGCAAACTCTCCAAATAATTTTATTTCAGCTTTTATTCTAGCTTCTATAGCACCTTCTAAAGTAAGATACTTGCTTTTCACAAAACGGTGCATAATCAGGCATTATTTTGCTTCTTCTGTTTTAGTTTCAGTTGTGGTGTTCTCTGTGGCGACTGTAACCTTTGTAACTGGTTTCTGTACTGTTGTTTTATCAGGCGGTTTATGCCCATGCCAAATAGGGTTATATATTGTTCTCATTCTTATCTACTCCTTTTTTAACAGGTATATTATATACTCTAATTTTATTATCAGATTCTATCACTACAGCAAAAGCTTTTCCGATTTCTTGATTAACAAAAGCATATTCACATTTTTTATTTTCTTCATTAATTCCTTTCATAATTTTTTTATATATTTTACCTTCAATTTCTATTTCATTAATGTATTCCACTTATTCTTCCTCCTCATCAAAATCACTTATGTTTCGGTTAGGTACTGGTTTATTTAACAAATCAGCCAATCTAACTACATGAGTAGATACATTATTTGTCTCTATTGTTTGTTCTATTTTATCTCTCCACTGTTGTGGTTTTCTATTTTTCAACCAAAAGATACAAGCTGTCGTATCAGGTGGAACATATACCTGTTCATCGGCATATACAATATCTTCTTTTTCACTTATTCGCTTGCCGTTGTCATATAATACCGTTTTGCACTTAATGGCTTTTGTTACATTTTCCTTAAACCCAAGAGATTTATTGTATAAACTATTAATAACATTCATATCGGCAACCTCTTTGCCGCTTTTTAAGGACTCGCAAAACTCAGGATGATCTTTCTTCCACCTGTTGATTGTTGCTTCGTCAACCTCAAAGAAATCTGCTATCTGTTTATCAGTAGCACCAAGCAAACAAAGCTTGTATGCTTTTTCATTACATTCTATATTATATTTACTTGGTCTGCCCATAATGTTCACCACACATATACATCAAAATATATAAAGCCGTAAAATTTAGCATTTTGTCTATTGTACAAACACATTTATTATCTAATTATTATCTAAACATTCTTCAATCCAAATTATATTTCCAACGTTATAGTATTTCCCTTTATAATAGACAAATCTTTGTAAAGCAAGTATATTCATAAATTCCTTTAAATTGTCTGCATCTGTTTCTACTATTACAGGAATACTGTCATCTATAATTTTAATTCGTATTTTCATATTTAACCTCTAAGATTTCTTATTTCACATACTTTTAAATCAATAATCTTCTTCACGCCTTGATATTTAGCTTCTATCCCAGCTAATTCAGCCTTGCCAATAATCAGCGTAGCTTCTGCCTGTTCTAACTCGTCTGCTGCATCCATTACGCTTGGATCGGCTTCTATTACCATCTTGGCTAAACTTGGAGGTATATTCTTATCTACCATTACAGCGGCTTTTGCTTGCGATCTTTTATATGCCTTTGTCTTTGCACTTACATCTACTTCATATCCTGCTACTACATTACAAAGTTGCTGTATTCTTTCAGATAGTTGCATACATAGCTTATCTAATTGCGCTGATGGTAATGTCTCTATGTTCATTTCTAACCCTCACAATATCTTTTAATGATCCTTTGTCTATCTTTCCATCATGTACAAGTCTATGGCACTTCCAGCAAAGACATATAAGGTTATCGTCAGTATCACCACCACCGCTACCCTTTGTCTTTATGTGGTGTGTTTGAAGTCCATTAGTCCATCCGCAAAACTCACAATATCCTATATCTTTTATATTCTTTATAAGCTTATTATCAATTATTCGTTTTGGCTTTGCCATCATTTCCATATACTCAACCTAATCATGGTTTGCTTTTTACCGCATCGATAACATTTCCTATGAGTAAAAAATGTTATCCACTTATGAAATCCAAGCCAGCACAATATATTTATCATATGAAAACCATCATCCTACTTGAAATTTTTACAATCTCATGCACAATAGAAGTTTTATTGTCCTCGTCATTTTGTTTAATCTTTACTTTTATTTTTATATCCTTGCATGTAAAATTTCCTCGTCTTATGCACTCATATTCTAAATTACAAGCACAGGACGAGTTATAGCATTTTGTTATCATGTTAACTCCAAATAAAAAAGCACCTGCATTTAGCAAGTGCTGTAATCTCGATCGGCGTTGGTAGGTATTGCGCCGTTATTCCTCCAACGCTCTTATAAATGCGGTTAACCTATAAACTACACCGCAAGGTAATCGGGCTTATAGCCCTACATATGTAAGATGTCACATCTTTACACTCTCATAATATCACGGTAATTCGACATTTTTAGTCGGACTTAAAATATTTTTTTTATAAACAACCTCGTCTAATTGCAATCCTAACAGTAATATCTATCAATTCTTTCCACCATTCTTTTAATGTTTGATATCCAGGTACGTAATCTCCTCCATAATTCCTATTGTGCCAATCAGCGTATCTTACCATAGTATAATCCGTCCATCCAGGCCGTCCTTTTGTTTTAGAGCGGTTTTTTTCTGCTTGCCTCCGAATATCCAGGAAAGCTAATTTCTTTGGCCCTAGCGTCTTCTCCACGTTCTCAATGGTAATTATCCACTGACGTTCTATCTCTAAGTCAGCCAATCTAATTCCTTTACTCTCACACGGCCTCCCGGTGTCATATCCCCGCGGCATACCATCGTTAACAGCCGCCCCAATATATTGTATATTGCTTTTCTCTATATAAGCCTGTCTACGCTCTGGGTATTCTAGTAACCATTTAGCAGCAGTTCTATTTTCTTTCTGAAAATCTACTTTCATAGCTAACATCGAAGCCCCTCCCCATAATAAAAATCAATTAATACCAAAAACCATAGCTAATCCTAAAAATAATCCTCCCACCGCCGCAAACTGAAAACTAAAAGTCATTCTTCTTTTTTCTCTTTCTGTTGCAAAAAAACCAAGCCATAAAAGTAAAGCATATATTATTAAACAAACTCCAATTATGTGCCAAAACGTTGATGTAATCATACATTTATCCCTCCCAATCATTTACTGTTGCAAATTTCATCTGCTGCTTTTGCAAACTCGACGGAAATTTGCTTTGCCAATATTTTTAATAATTTTACAGAAACATAAAATGAAAATGCCGATCCTATTATTAATCCTATTAACAACCCCAATAAAATACTTCCAGCGTCCATGTTAACCCCTCCCAACACGAATAGGGCGGTGTTATCCGCCCCTTAAATTATTATTTTTCCGGTTTATATGTATAATATTTATGTACATTCGAAAAATCTTTTCGATCTGTTTTCGTCTATCTCCATGATTATCACGCCAAAGTAATTCCAATATCGTAAGTTCATTCATCCTCACGCCCCCTTTATTACTGCCGCCAGCACCCCGGCCCCGATCATCACCGCCCAACCGGTCGGGGTGCATAAAAGATAATATAGTATGTTAGTCAGTTTTTGTATTGCGGGTCGCCTCCTGTTCTACCGCGAATAATTCCGGCATATTTTCAGCCTTTTTAACCCACTCGGCAAATTCTTCGTCTGGCATTTCCCTTATGCGTTTGAATAGTCTTTCCCAATATTCATCGATTGCCATTGCTGGTCGCCTCCTTTGCTTGGCTAGGGCTTGCTCAACAATAGGTATGAACTGTTGATAATCATCGTATTGCTTAATGAATTAATCTTTTAGCTGTTCCAACGCCCTAACCAGCTCAGTAACCTTTGCCTCTGCCTTATCTGCTCTGGCTGAATGCTTCTCTATCGCCTTACATGCTTGTGCATACCCCCATGCAGTAGGTACATTCCACACACTTCCGTTAGCATCAGTATAAGTTTCATGAATTTTTGCCGATCTGTCTGCTCTGGCTTTTTCGGCCTGTAGGTCTGCTTTAAGTTGTTCATATTCAGTTTTATTCAAATTTATAGTTTCATCCTCACAAGATTCAGCCCATTCTAAGTCCTCCCATTTACTCACCCTTACTCACCAGCCCTTCAGCTATTTGCCAATTATCAAAATCGTTTTCTAAACACTCTTCTTTGTCTTTATACGCATTATCACGGTAGCACGACATGTCACCACAAAAATCTCCATACTCGCAATTCCCGCAGCACCTTAACGCCTTATTTTCACGCTCCAACCTCTCTATCTTTTCGAGCAGTTCGGCTCCGGCTGTGGTTGATTCTAATAATTGTCTGCACGTATCGTATATCATCCCGGTATCAGATTTTTGTTTGCCATACATAAGAACATGTTTCCGCATCATGGTCAATCCTACACGCATAGCCGCTATTGTAGCCTGTGCCTGTTTAACCGTATTCTCAAGTTCACGTATCTTAACTAACCTAGCATCACTATGTAAAACAGCCTCTGCATACTCTGCACGTTCGCGTTCCTGCTGTAGTTGCTGGCGTTGGTCGGCGTTTTCTTTTAGCACAGATAAAAACATTTCTGCGATTCGTTTAAAATCTGGGTCTATCTCTTCATTGGTTAAGTCAAAAGTAAATACTTCTCTGATTTCTTGTTCTGTCATTTCCTGCACATCTTTATGTCTAAGCTGTTCGTCTATCTCACCCATCACTTACCGCCTCCCGAATTTTACATATCCATCCTCATTGGCTTTTTCCAGTAGCTTTTGACAACGTTTGCAGGTGACTTCCGACGCATTGGCTTCATAAACTTCGTCGTACAAGTTCCATGTGCAATTACAAGCACTTACGGTTTTAACATTGCCGCCCATCCTAACCTTGTACCCGCAATGCAAAGTCTTTTTTCGTTTTACGATGTTGACTATTCCAGTAAAAGCCATCACTTACCGCCCTCCAATCGCTCTAAAGCCTTGCAAATACCTATACCGGGACATCCTTCACCCCATGGTGGTTCGCATAGTGTAGAGCATTTATTTTTGTCTCGACAATCACGTAGTAAATCTTCTGCCGCTTGTACTACATTATCCATATCACGTATTAGGTATGCTATTGCTACTGCTTGTTGATGTGAAACGCTTTTATATACTTCAACGTCATTCTGCTTACGTTCTAATGTGTCGTGTAAATTTAATAAATTTATAGCTTCTTCCGGTGTTATCTTAGTCATTGCCAACCTCCTCCGGCTCTGTAGATAGTGCCTGTTCGCTACGAAGCTTGCAGAAGTCTTCCCACGCACACGTTCCTTCTCCTACTGTGCACAAACTGGAATTATATCTTTTTTCACATTTAAAGTATTGGTCATTGTCAAATCCTTTTTCGGCATCCTGCCCCAGCTTAGCAAGCCGCAGTAGTTCGGCTAGTTCATCATCACTCATACTGCACAACAACTCACGCCTAAATGATAATGGTCCCTCATTCTCTAATACACCTAATAGCCAATCAATCTTGTCTATCAAATCACTCACGCTTACCCCTCCCTACTATTTTTTTACAGGTTATATCATGGCATTTATCAGCAAAAGGGCATATTACGCAATGTATTGAGTTACTACCAAACTTACCATAGCAATTCACGCTCTACCCCTCCCACATAGCCCCGGCACATCCGGGGATAATATTACCTAAACCTTCATTCTCCTTACTGCACAAGGTCAGACACGTCAATGGCCTTGTTCTTTTGTTTTATTAAGCCGTTCCTTTAATCGTTTCGCTATACCACGCACACGCATTATCTTTTTCTTTAACCTTTACCGCGATCTTTTTACCTTGCAAAAATTCTGGTATATCAATTCTTTTTTTTATAACAAACCGCTTCACCAACCGCCGCATAAGTTTGTGTGTCGTAATATATACATTGACCACATTTAGGAACGCGTTGTTTAAGCTGTTTCACCTACCCCACCCCCATCTCAATCATTCAATAGTTCCGGTGTTGTCCATATTGAGCCGACTACTTCAATGTTTTTAATTTCTCTAAATAAGTATCCCATTCCGAAAGAATATTTCAGGTAAAAACATCCATCTTGGAATATTACTACTGCGTAATGAGTGCCATCAAAACATATATCCCCCTCGTAAATCTCAACCCCGTTTTTATCCTTTAATTCGGTAAACTCTCCGACTGTTTCCGGGTCAACTTCGTACCACTCAACTGCATATAAATCCGTAGCATATCCTTCAAAATCTGTTTCACACTTTACAACTATAAATGTTTTCCCGCTTGATTTTAGCAGGTATCCTTTAACCAACTCGCCTTTGTCCAGCCGTCTTCCCCTGAATTTGTTTTCCCTTGCCATTCTCATACAGCCTCACGCTCTTTCAATTGCTGTGAAGCCATCTGTAAGCCTATCAAGTACCCGTATACCCTTGATGGAATTTCGTTGCCACAAGAATACATCCATTCAACGAAATCTTGGTCTAACTCGCTTATAAAGTCATAATGCTGATTAATAATAAACGCCCATTCATTATTACTACTGCAATCTCTGGCTTCATTGAATAACTCTTTCATTTCGTCATGGTCATATTTTCGGTTATATTCCTTTAAATCTTTTAACCACTCCCGAAGCCTATTTACAGCTTTTTCTGAACTAAAACTGTATTTATCTTCGCTAAATGAGCTTAGTTTTTCGTGAAAATAGTGAATATGAATGTTGTCGAATGTATGAACATTTGCTTCCCACGTTAACCTAAACACCGCTTCGCCAATATCACCAGAGATATAAACAAATTCTCTATCAAAAACAAATCTACACGCATATTCAAAATTCTTTGGTTCTCGCCAATCAAGAACTTGCAAATTTCCGCACTGGCTTAACGTAGCAACATGGTTTTCAAACCAATGTTCTCTGATTTCTTTTTCTATCTCCCTTGCCATCCTCAACACTCCCCAGCAATATCTAGTTCATACAGTTCAACCTTTTTACCGCACTTTTCGCATGT